GGTAAAGATAAACCCACAGTTAGAAGAATATTCCTCAATGAAATTGCGCAATGCTGGTTGAACGGATGTGGCATTAAGATAGTCTGCCTCATCAAAGATCACATACTTGCGACCACCACTAAGGGATACAGCAGATGCATATGTCGAGATGTCATACCGTAGTGTATCAATGTTTACGTTCAAAGAGCCATTCTTGACGATATAGTCACAACCCATTTCTTCTAACATGGCTTTGGCAACAGTTGTTTTACCAACACCTGGGCCACCAGACAGTAGAAGGTTTGGTACGCTATCATCTTTGATGAATTGTTGGAAGGTTGACTTTAGCTTTGGGCTAAGGATTGTATCTTCAATTTTCTGTGGACGATATTTCTCAACCCACAATACTTCGTTTGTTTTTGCATCAATTGTCATGTGTTCACCATTTCATCATATAAAAATAAGTTGTAGGTTTATAGCGAGAGCCTACATCGCTTAGTCTTAGTTAGATACTTTGTCAGCCAATGGAGCATCAGCAGGAATGTCTGCTGGAGCTTCTGATGGCAGACCACCTTCTGGTGCTTCACCTTGTGGTGCATTTTGCTGTAGGAACATCTCTAGCTTGTTGCGTAGCATACCTACACCTGCTAGTTCACGTCCTTCAATGCCACCACGGCGACTTACAACATCAATTAGTTGTACCACAGTTGCAATGTCTTGCAATGAGATTGATACAGGCTCTTGCTGTTGTTGTTGATCTTGTTCGCTCATATTAATTATCCTTTCCGATAAGTTGATTTGGTATCGATTGCCACATAGTATGTAGCATCTGGGCTTTTAAACTCAGAAATGCCTTTTGCGCATAGAGTTACGCTATAGTCTTGAGGCAATAGCTTGAGGTTATCTGTCTTGATAATAACCTTAAAGGTATCATTGGTAGTACCAATTTCAATACCATAATCATCAGCCCCTGTATCGGTGCTACTGATTGCTTTGAGGTAAATCTTACCTTCCTCACCGACAAATGCGACTTCTTGGAATTGAAGTACACCCGCCGCTTTAATTACCGATTGAAGATCATTCCATGTAACATTCACTTCAACATCTTTAGTCGGCAATTCAATCTCCTTAGTAGGAGCCGCATGAATCATAGAGATATCTGCGAATACGTATTTAGTACGCTGTTTGCCTTCAGTTACTAAGAAGTATTTATCATGAAATTCTACGTCAGGATCATTATAAAGACCCAAGATAGATAAAAAGCGTGATAAATCGTAAATACATGCCTGAGACGGAATGGTATCAGCAATCGTCGCCTTGGCAATCAAGGTTTTTTCTGGTGTAATAGTCTTAAGAGTATTCCCACCTTCCATCAAGATAGATTTGTTGATAGTGGAGAAACTCTTAAGTATTGTCAGAGTTCGTTCAGAAAATTTCATTATATAGTCTCCAAGTTTTGTTTTGTTTTATTTGTATTAACACAGCATATCACAATTTAATATGCGTGTCAAGCAATATTATGTTTTGATAGGCAACAACCCCTCATTCACAAGAAATATTTGTTAGATTGGTGATGACTTCTGATGTTGTCTCATATTGCCATTCAGTCATTCCCATCATCGAAGTTGTTAGCAAACTTTCGAGTACCCCTGCCATATATGATTCGTTATGTTCCGCAAATCGTCTGGTGGCGGATTCTTGGAGTTTGGAAATAAGTGAGTTGATTTCGGCTTTACGTGCAGATTCCTTAAAGATTGACAGATCATCATCCATTTTAACATTCCTTTGTTGCTATCTATGTCTGCACAATATCACCGTTTTCGTGGTTGTCAATCCTTTTTATAAGTTTTTTTACTAGCTGACTTATCAGCCGTTGCTGATACACCCAACGAACCAATAGCCGCCATGTTGCCCTTGAAGATATAAGAGCCAATGTGGTTGATTTGCATCCATGGACACATCCATACTTGCATCCCAGCAGCACGTGCTTTGTGACAGAAGAAGTAGTCCTCACTCAAATAACGCTTGGTCTTTGGATCAATAATACAATCAAAGTAAGCCATGATCTCATTCGAACCATCAAAGTTTTCAGTACGGATATGATCGGGTTTATATGAGTATTCTGGATATGCTTCTTTGTATTTCTCAAAGGTTTCTCTTGGAATACACATGAAGCCTGTACCACCTTCGCCAATCTCAAGAGGCTCAGAAAGATTAAAACTAGCAAGCTTATTAATTGGATTGAAAACATAATCCGCTGTGTATTGATCCAATGCGAATGGCGTGTCTTCTGCTTTACCGATTTCAACAGCCTTCTTGACCTTTTCCCATGCAATAGTTTTCTTAGGATAAGGACCTGTCACGACATTGAACTTAGGATCAGAGACTTGGATTGCAATTAGACCTAGTACGTCACGAGGGTCAAATGCAATGTCAGAATCAATAAAGATAAGGTGTGTGCAGTCAGAGCGCATAAACTCATCTACAACGTAGTTTCTTGCCCTTTGGATTAGGCTCTCATTGAACAAGTAATAAAAACGAACATCGATACCGTTAGCGGCACACATCATAGCTAGATCAGTACACGATTTTGTATATGACCCACTACAGTTGCCACCATACATTGGCGTACCAATAAAGATTTTGTGTTTTCGAAGTTCTTCGATTGATATTTGTAGTTTCATATTTCAGTTATCTCCAAGTCATGCTCTGCCCTAGTAATAGACTGAAGGCGTAAAATATCAGCCGCTACATCATGCTTACTGTCATGGGCGTTAAAGTTGTAATTCCACTTCTCTACGTTACTAACAGGAATAAACCCATTAGGATCGATGTCAAAGTTAAATTTCGCATCAATGAATGTACGAGTGTCACGTACAGCATAATGCTTTAAGTATTGGCTCAGCAAACTTTGTTTGCCAGCATCTTCTGCAATACGGTCTAGGATAATTGGATCAAAAGTATTGCCTCTCGACCACCAACATTCAATCTTATTAGAAGAACGTAGATAATCTACAAGCTTTTCTATAAACTGACTTGCAGACAGATCATTGGCTGATGGTTTGAGGTTTTTTCTCAATTCTGGTGGTTGCGATAACCACCAATCAAGATCACTTTTCTTGTATGCACATCCATGGTTCGTCATCTGATCCTTAATATCAAATTTAGCCTGTTCCATCCCAAGAACCAACTCCTTAAACGTATATGGGTTTTCTGTAAACCGTTTCCACTCAAATGTAGTGTAAGACACATCAATTGCAGGGATTTTTCGTGAGTTAGTACCAATAGTTTCAAAATCAAATATAAAATGGGTTGCCATTAGCATAACTCCTTTGGATGGTTGTAATTATTCATTATACCACAGAATTAGTTATCTTGCAAGCTAATTTTACTCTCAAGCATTGTAATCTCATCTTTCAGCTTAAGTTTTTCGACTTTTGCTTTCTTTGTATGCTTTTCTGGTGCTTTTTCACCTTCCAGAGCTTCAACCATGTCATGTTGTTTCTTATGTCGTTTCTTGAGTAGTGCTAAACGATATTCATCATCTTCAGTAGTCATTTATATTCCCCCCTATACAAAAAAGCTGTCTATTGTGTTGACTTTGACCGCTGACCAACCAACGGCCTCTAGTATTGCTTCGATAGGGCTTAGAAACACCTTCTCGAACTGTTTTTCATAGTCTATGTAGTTTGCTAGTTCAAACTCTGGTGGTAGCCGTTGACCAGGGAATGAAACAATGTTCTCACGGATTGGATTTGGCGACTTGAGGTAGACGTATTTAATCTTGTCACCCCCAGCAATTGGCTCATACGTTTTACCCAAGTCTTTTTTCTTCAATTCATGGTTATACAAGATACAGCCACGGACGTGCATTGGACAACCTTTCTTGTAAAGAGATACCCCATCCATATACTTAGCTAAATCTTGCGTACCACTATTACGACCAATATCTTCTGGTGGTAGGCTGTAGAATTCTTGTCTGAATTTCTCAATAAACTCTTGCACAGATTCTTCAGTACCATTCATGATAACTTCGAAAGATGCTTTTAGTTTATCACGACACACTTCGGGTGTTGAAGAACGCACAGACTCAAGACCAGTCACCGACACCTTTGGCTTATCATAGTGTACACCCTCAGAGTTCAGAGTATTCATTATATAACGCTTCTTAGCAATAAAGATGGACTTGTCTGTAATCTTCTCACGCTTCATGAACATCGCTTGGCGATACGCACCCATGTCTTTAGCAAGCTTCTCGTAACCAGCATCAATAACAGGTTCGATCTTCATCTGACAAACCTTGTCAAGGAAATCCTCACCCTTCTTACGATCAATGTCTACCGTACCAAATGCGTTCTCAACAATTGGAGCCATGTCAACATAGATAGAGTCAGTGTCGATATACACAATGTAATCTGTGTCAGTCTTAAGGATACGATTTAGGTAATCGTTCACGGACTTCTGCGCATATCGAATAGACAACTGACCAGATGTCGTAATTGCTTCTGCCATGTCGTTAATATAGTACAGGAAGTACACGTTAGCAGTTGCGCCATACAATGAGTTCATAGCAATTTTGATAGCCATCTGTGAGTTGTGTAGCTGTGTAGCTTCACGCTTCAGACGTGACTTCTCAGATGCATCAGTAGCATCTTCTAATTGCTGTTCGACTTTAAGCATGTTCTGCTTGATGACCTTACGGTTGTTATAGTATTCATCAATGATGCTAGGGATAACGCCTTTAAACTTGTTACTGAAACAAGCACCATTCGCACCAACAGACATAGATGGGTCATTATTCTGGAAACGACCTTCAAGAACCATGTCTTGTGATACTTGCTTACGCTCACTTTCTAGGTATGTCTCTGGTGACATGTTATACTGTAGCATTAGGTGTGGATACAGAGAGTTAAGATCGAACGAAACAATCCATGGGTGCATCCCAACTTTTGGGTCTTTTACATAACCCCCAACAAGTTCACCCACACGTTGACCTGGCTCACCTTTAACTGGTGGAACCTTGCCATCTTTCATCAGGCGACGATACAGTGTTGTTTCCCAAATACCAACAGTACCAAAGGCATCTTGGTAGTTTACACCACCGCCATAGGCAACAGTCATCACGAGAGACATCAAACCTGTCTCATCTTCAAACCGTTGGATCAACCAAGTGTCCTTAAGGTTATAGTCCAGATATAGCTGTGGGTTTTGCTCATACAATGCGTTTAGGTTGCCATACTCAGAGTAATCAAGTTTCTTCTCACCAAGAACGGTATAGGCAATGTGATCAAGCTTGTAGCTCTCCTGTGTGCCATACTTGTAGCCAAACTTCTTGAAAGCATCCATATAGTCAACGACAGTCATACCACTGATCTGATATGTACCTTGCATCTTGCCAAACATCTCACGCTCTTTGGGACGTACATTGCGCCATGGGCTTAAGTCTTTTACCCATTCTTCGCCAAACAAACGTATCATACGAGTAATGATATACTGAATATCAAAGTATTCTACGTTCCAACCTGTAATGATATCAGGATAGCGGTTAATCCATAGCTCTTTAAATCTCTTCAGCAAAGCTTCTTCGCTGTCAAACTTCATGAAGTGAATGTTGTCTGGGTGTAGATCAAGCAAAGTTTCGTCTTTGTCGTAATCCTTAAGACCAAGCAAGTGATAATCAGAAGACTTAGATGATTTGTAAGCAATAGACGTAATAGATTTGTCAGCAGTTTTTACATCAGGATATCCAGAAGCAATGTCAACCTCAATATCAAACGATACGATGTTGATCAGGCTTGGATCAAACTTGATTTCATTAGGATAATTTTCTTGGATGAACTGCGACACATAATTAGTGTTTCCTGCAATCTCAAGACCATGCACATCTTTATAGCGCTCTACAAACTCTTTGCCTTCTTTCATACTGTCTAATTGGTGTGGTACTAATGGCTTGTCAGTGGTAAGACTTCTGTACTTAGTATCAGTAACATCTTTCTTGCCATTCGTGAAAAGAGTTGGTTGAAACTTAACCTTCTTGCTGAACTGCTTGCCATTCTCATAGCCACGCCAAAGAATATTCTGACCATAGCGCTCAACTGATGTGTAAAATTTAGACATTGTAATCCTTGCTTGTGTTTAGACTATGATAACACAGTTATTCGGCTTCGTCAACCCATTCTTCAATCTCAACACCATTGCTGATATACGTTTCGATATAATCTGCTTCATATCCAATTTCTTCTAAAAATTCAAGCCTGTCAAAGAGATCATCTGATCGTGCTTCCCAGTCTGCCTCAAGCTTCTCTATTGCTTCTTTTGTCCATCCTGGGTGGAATACAAAGTAACTATTGCCAGAATATGTCGATTGTGTATCACACTCTTCGAAGTCACTATGGCAAAGTTCTACTTCATGATCAACGATTTGTTGTAACGTTTCCGCTTCATCTTTGTTTTTAATTGTGACCTGCAACTCACCAGACTTCCATTCGGTTTGGATATTTACGCCAAGACCCTTATCCAACAAGTCATCATCTACTGGGAGAAACACTTCTACATCCACAAAGTCCCAACGATTTTTGTTTACCAAATTATATGTTTTGCCAACTTCAATTTTCATTTTTATACTCCATCTCAGTAATTATGTCAGTACCTTCGTTATCTTTAGCGATACCTAATGCCATAGCTTGTATATCATCAATAAGTGCTTGGCAAGTTGTTTTATCATATACTTTTTCAGCTTGTTCAGAAAATTCATTACGTACTCTATGCAGAAGGATAGCTTTATCATGCATCACATTAATACGTCTGATTAGGTCTTCTATTGAATGTCTCATTCTGTTTCCTATTTTGCTATTTCACTAAAGTTCTTTACTTTCTGGAAGGTGATGTTCGAATCAAATTTATCACCGAATTGCAACCCCCTGTGAGAGATTACAAATATATTATCGTCTGCGTTTAAATTGTGTAGTTGGTCAATCAAGTTTTCAATTCCTACTGCGTCTAAAGCGCCATCTAGCGTTTCATCCAATAAAAGCAAGTTTGTTGACACACTGTTGCGTAGCTTTGCAACAGAACGCCATGCCAACATGATTGACAATGTAATACGTAGTTTCTCACCCTCAGAGAAAGACGCATACGAAAATGTGTCACGGAACCTTGACTTGATGACCTCATTAAAGTTCTCATCAAGTTGGAAGTCCACAAACAGATCAAATGCACCAAGGTACGTATTAATCAGCTTGTTCATCACTGGGATGTACTGCTTAATGATACGTGTTTTGATACCACCATCCTTTAGGATAGCCTGTACAACCAAAAGTGTTTCTTTGTCTTTGTGTAATGTTTCTTGATCAGACTTTGTAGTGCTAAGTGTTTCATTAAGATTATTCAGCTTTGTCGTGTCGATAGTCTCAACATCTTTCTCTGCTGTGTCCAATTCGTTTTTATAAGACATTAGGGCGCTTTTAGCCATCTTGATGGTAGCTCTGTGATCACCAATTTTCATATTACCATCACGGATTTGATCCTCAAGAATAGATATAGACTCAAGACGATCAGTGTATACTTTGCGCTTCACTGCTAATTTTTCTAGCCCCTCTTGCAACTCAATGATCTTTTTGTCCTTTTCAGCAACGATACTGGCTTTAAAGTCATGTTCAATACCTTGCTTGCATGTAGGGCAATCGTTATGATCATGGTAGAATGACAGTTCTTTCTTGTGATTAGCCATCGTAATCTCTATGTTGCGAGAAAGTTCATTTGCCTTATAGTCTTTGGCTTTCATCTCAGCCTTGTCAGAAATATCATCGACAATTACTTGTATAATGTCCTGAGTAGTTTCTATCCATTTCTGTGCCTCACCAATACTGTCGAGGTGACCTTTCATCTTCTCTTTGATCTTATCGACTTCTCCTGTTTTGATAGCACGGATAGATGCGTTGTGTTCTTTTGCTGATTTCAGTTGTGTCTCAACCAAGTCAATTTTATAGCTGTTCTCATTAATTTCAGTCTTATTGTCTGACACACGAGTTTTCAGTAGAGTATTCATCGTAGAAAACACTTGAATGTCCAAGAGGTCTTCAATGATTTCACGTCTTGCTTGTGCAGTCAGTTCCATGAACGGAACATAGGTAGCAGACCCAAGCACAACAATTTGGTTGAAAGACTTGTAGTTCAAGTTGAGAATAGTTTGCTCAAGGTAGGTCTGGTAATCTTTAGTAGCCGCCTCTTGATCGATAAGTTCGCCGTTCTTCCAAATCTCGAATACGTTAGGTTTAATCCCACGAACAATCTTATAATAGTTCTGGGCAATCTTAAAGATCACCTCAACCATCGCCTCACGTCCATTAATACTGTTGACCAGTTGTGCTTTGTTGATCTTACGGAAAGCCTTACCATACAGTGCAAATACAATAGCGTCCAACAGTGTAGACTTGCCACTACCGTTAGAACCACTAATCAGTGTTGTTCTACTCTTGTCTAACTGTATCTCTGTCCAAGCGTTGCCAGATGACAAGAGATTTTTATATCGCACACTTTGGAATTGTATTTTCATAGACTTAGTGCCTCATTGTATAGTTCATCAACAATCTGTTTAATCGCCGCCTTGTTAGCCGCTGTATCTAAAGTCTCAATGTAGCTGTGGAGAATATCCTTGGTGTCAGCACTCTGATCAAGTATTTCCTCAACGCCACTATCTTCTAAGTTTAGCGAATCTTCTACAGATTTCACATCTGATGCACCACTATCGGATAGTTTGTCAAGGAATAAATCATATACATACGGATTAGTTCTGTTTTTCACAATGACTTTAATGAAAGCATTATTGATGTTAGAGATATCAAGTGCCTCAACATCTTCGACTGTCATATCAGCATCATCATATTCGATTTTGTGGTATATCGGTGTGGGGTTAAGAACCCATTCAAGATCACGTGTTTCAGTGTCAAGAACTCTAAAGCCGCGTTTGCCGCCGTGATCACTCCATGTCATTTCATATGGCGCACCAAGGTAATTGATGTTGCCGTACTCAGATGGGTGATGGAAGTGTCCAGAGTAAACAGACTCAAAGTGAGTAAATACTTCTTTGTTCAATCCATGACTACATAAAGTACCCTTCAACATCTCAAAGCCAACAATATCGAAGTGACCCATACAGATATGAGCCTTACTTGTTTTCAAAACATCTAGTGAGTTCTGAATGTTGTCTTTAGTCAGCCATGGAACCATAACCACATTAGTGGAGCCAAACGTCAAATCTACTGGGGCAGACTCGTAAATGTGAAAGTTGTCATACTCTTGAAGCAACAAATCCATTGAGTTGATCTCATTGGTGTTTGAATAGTAAACAGAGTGATTGCCTGTGATAGCATGGTACTCTATGTTTCTTTCTTGGAGTTGGTTAAAGAAAAACTTCTTAGCTCTATTAAGAGTTACATAGTTAATATACTTACGACGATCAAAGGTATCACCAAGATCAAGAACAGTCTTGATGTTGTGTTCATCGATATACGGAAAGAATACCTCAGAGAAGAATTTCTCTTGGTGATCCAAGAACACCTTGGAGTCTCCACGTACTCCAAGGTGCATATCGGTGATGATTGCGATTTTCATCTTTAGTCCTCTTTTTTGGCATCAACTGATTTTGCGTCTTCTTTTTTCTTAGCTTTGTCACGTTCAATCTTGTCTTCGAAGTCTTGAACAAATGTATTCATATAGTCGGCATTTGTATACAGATTTAATACCTCATCACCACCTTCATATGTTCCACCTGTTGAAATCATCTGTTGGCTTGACTTGAAACGAATATACATCTGTTTTTTCTCTTTGGCAATACGTCTTAAGAATGCATACCAAATGATCTGTGTAAAGTACGCAAATGGATTGGATGATTTCTCTGGATTGAAGTTACCAATATACAATAGACAATTCTCAATCCCATCAGAGATCATGTCATCTTTATATGTATAGCCACTGAAGTTTGGTTTGGTGGATAGTCGTGTTGCAATTTGAAAGATGCAAGTTCCAATATAATCTGGGACACGAGGTTTCAAGTCTTCCCCTGCTTCTTCTGCGTCTTTACAATCGCTTTGGTACTTGACTAAAGCATCTAGTAAGTCTCTGTTGTTTACATAATTTTTTTTAGCTCGACGTGCCATAAATATCTCCTTATGATTTCTTTAAGTATACCATAACTACCTTAATCTGTCAACCATGCATTTTTTACTTGACAAACTTTTCATGCCGTGTATAATAGGGTTAGCCCTTATGATAATAAATAAGATTCTTTAAGGCTATCTAAGGCTATATCTCTACAGTAAAGATTTTCATCTTAAACTGTTGCTCTCCATACATCTCAACTCTTTTACGGAAATGATCTAATGTATAATTGGTATATGCTCCAGATGACAAATCATCAGAAATATCATAAAGAACAGCTTTATCAGAACCATTACCTTTTCTTAGTGAACGACCAACAGACTGCAACACTTTAATCTCTGATTTGCCACCAAAAGCAAAGATAACATTATCCAATCTCTTAAGGTTAACACCAGTAGAGAAAGTACCAAATGAAGCAAGAATATTATGTTTCTTCTCAGGATCATTCTCGACTAGATGTCTAACACGTTCACGCTCTTCACCTTTAACACCACCATGAATAAAATGTAGTTCTCTGCCTTCTTTTTGAAAAAGGGGTTCTAACAGTTTACCATGTTTCTCAACCAAATCAAACAAGACCAAGTTATTCTGACCCTCTAAAGACCACAGTAAATTTCTAAGGAATATGTTTCTTCGTTCGCAGTTCACTAGGAACTCACGTTCAGCAGAAAACTTTTTAGTGTTCTCAAGTTGATTGATAGCCTTCTTGAAGCTTTTACGTATATCTTTGTTATGAGAAAGAACAATTGCCTTCACATCAAAGTCAGCTACAGTACCATCATCAATAAGGTTCTTTGTAGTGACATGTTGTCTAACAGAACCAAAACATCCTTCAAGAACAAGTTGGTGTGTCTTACTTTCTTCTGACTTTAACGTACCAGTAAACCCATGTCTATAGTAACACTCAGGCAACATGCTCATGATCTTCTGAAGTGATTTAGCTTGGAACTGATGTGCCTCATCCCCAAGAACTACTTTGAACGGATCGAACCAATCCTTGGGCAACTTTGCTAATGACTGCCATGTAGATATAACAACAGGTCTGTCTGTATTCTTCTCAGCACCACCCTTAATTATGTGGATTGCATCAGGGTCACAACCATATTCAATAAAGTCACCTTGCATCTGATGAACAAGAGATATCGTAGGAACAATGATAAGAGTTCTGTGATTAAATTTATTGTAATAATGTTGTTGGATTAAATAAATGATCAGAGACTTACCAGACGATGTTGGTGACAAAGATAAT